AAAAAGCAACGGCAGGAAGAAGCAGGAAAAGAGAGGAGGTATTGGTATCTCCGAAGCCGCTAAGTCTTTAGCTTAGCGGTAGTTCACAAGCTGTAGAAGTTTTTGTGATCCAGTTAGCCCGTGAGGGTAGACTGGATTTTTTTTGTATCACGGATTCAAATACATATCTTTGTGCAAAAGACTTAAATATGACTATAAAAGGGCTATTGGCCGAGATCAAGGCCGATTTACATAAATACGATGATAGCGGGGCTATAGATACCTCGTCTGTTTATAGGTGGGCTGAGATCGCCTTGAAAAGGTTCGGGGGTGTTATAGCGGTCATGTCCGAGGCGGTTGTCAAGACCAGTAATAAACAGGCGGTATTGCCTTCCGATTTTTTCGACATGCTTGACGCCTATAGGTGTGAGCCTCTTGTCTGTGAGATTCCGGGCGGCGACAAGGCTAAGGCTGACCTCCAACACGAGATCGGCTGGGTCGAGCGCACCGAGCGCGGTTTCCGTTGGAACTCCTGCACCGAGTGCTGTAAGGAGGAGTTTGAGAAGACGATCACGGAGAAGATATATATCGGGTCTCACGAGGTTCGATTTCATTACCATCATCCCGTAAGGCTGTCTATAGGTCGAGGACTGAGGCGTGATTGCGCCGCCGACAAGTATCGGGATAAGTACGATTGGGATAATTATGATATAACTATATCCGGCAATACTATGTATACCGGGTTTGATGGATTTATTTATATCATATATCGTGCTACGCCTAAGGATGATGACGGTCTTCCGTATATACCTGAAACGGCGTTAGGATACCTTGAGGATTATGTTGAGACGTATATCAAGATGAAGATCTTTGAGAACGCTGCCGTGAACGGTTTGGTACAGGGCGCTGGTGACGCTTATAAGCTATACGCCCAACAGGAACCGGGTAAGTTCGCTAGGGCTATGAAAGAGCTTAAGATGTCGATGATTACCTTGAATGATTATCGGGAGCTGGCTGAGGATAATAGGAGAAGGATGTTGTCTCATGAGCGGATGTGGCCTAATGCTTTTGATAAGTATATCAAATTTATTTAGTTGCGGGGGAGGGAATCGAACCCTCGATCTTTAGGTTATGAGCCTAATGAGATACCTCTTCTCCACCCCGCGATTATGACGCGAATATATGTTTTTAAAAAGAAAAAAAGATAATATGGCAAAGAAAAATGATTGGATACATTTAGATAAGACAAGTGGTACTGGCCCTGCTGAGGTTAAGGTTACAGCTGATATTAATGAGACCGGCGAGATACGTCAGGTAACATACAAGGTTATAAAAGAGGGGACCAAGGAGGAGAAGACGTTCGTGTGCAGGCAGGAGTCCGTCCCGGTGGTGATCATCCCGGAGTTCGATTACCTTGTGCTTAGGTATATCTGGGCTGACGAGGACGGCATTGACTTTGACACGGCTACCGGTTTCGATAACACCGGCCTCCCGGACGTGGACGGCAAGCTGGTTGGTTGGAGTAAACAGTACCAGACCACGCAGGAGCGGGTAGGTGATTATCTTATCCACGGTGGTGATAACATGGAATCAGGTAATGAGGCCGCCTTGATCCAGATGGGACCGTTGTTGGATGGCGATAATTACGATAAATTACCTCTTGAGATCAGATGCAGTATATACGGTAACTGGTATGGTGGTCGTGAGAAAGGTAATGTCACTATCAGGTTCACGGCATATAAGGGCGGTTCTATGGAGAAACGTGAATATGATTTTGTCAATATCGGAGGCGAGGAGGTTTATACCGGTGATGCCCCTACCAACGTATCCGCCCATGGTGAGGATAATTGGCAAAATATAAAGACCTTGTATTCTAAGGTAGGCACGATGATCTACAACAAGGAGTCTCGTGACTGTATTGTAAGAATAGGTGAGTAATTATTCTTTTTCATTATATTTGCGAAAAAGATAATGTCGTGCAAAATAACTCTAACATAGCGGTTCCCGACTCCGGGATGAACAGGGATAAGCATCCACAGGATCTATCCCCGTCTGAATATAGTTTCGCCTTGAACGCTACCATAGAGGGTGACGATGGAAGCCAGCTTAAGATCCAGAACGAGCCTAGTACCCTTTTATGTAAGCGATTTGATGGCTATAAGGTTATTGGGTATAAGAATGACATAGCTGGTGATAACACTTATTTCTTTCTATCCAATCCGGATGATAATACGTCTAAGATCACGTTCATGCGGTCATTGGATTATATCAAGACCGTGGAGGATCAGCTAGCTGGATCGGGAAAGGACATCCATCGTATCCTTGGCGAGAGGCTTGAGGAGTCGGATGGTCGTTTTGATGAGATATGTGATTTGATGGAGGTCCTGATAGAGGACGGGGTTGATGATCCTTGTCTTAACTTCTCCATCCATCACCCGATATTCGACATAGAGATCAAGGACGAGAAATGCGGGAAGGTGATATACTGGACCGATGGATATAATCCCCAGCGATATGTTATGGTCGATAAGGCTCTTAATCCGGATGATGATGGTGATTTTTGGTATCATTACCATGGGTATAAGACATGTGGGGATGACAAGCCAATAGAGAGATGTAGGCTGGCTTGCGAGAAGCTGCTGGTGTTCCCGTTGCTGACGGCCCCGTGCGTGGAGCCCGAGGTCGTGGAGTTCGGGGGGAGCTTGCGTGCCGGGACCTACCAGTTCTGCGTGGCGTTGTGCGATGAGTTCGGGATAGAGAAGACCGGATATTGCTCATTGACCAACCCAATCATGTTATTCGATCGTCAAGATATGGTTATCCGCGATGGTTTATGGGGTAAGTCAACCAACATGGGTATCCGCCTTACCGTGTCTAATATAGATAAGCAGGTATCTCATTATAAGATAGGTGTTATACAGAATACGGTTGGGTTTAATGGTGAGCAAAGCCCGGTTCTTGAGTATTTCATAGAAGGTATACATCCGATAACGGAAAGGACTATCTATTATCTTACGGATCAATATAGCGAGCGTACGACCATGGAGAAGTTATCCAAGGAAATACCGGTATATAAGACAGCCAGAGGCATGACGTCTGTCGGGAATCGTCTTCTTCAATACGGATTGACCGTGGAGAATGAATGGAATCTTCAACCGGTCGTTAACTTCTTGGGTCATTTCGTTAAATGGCAGACATCTATAGCCACGGAGAATTTGTATAAAGACGGTGTGGCTTGCTCTAAATACGCCTCTTTCATGCGTGACGAGGTATATCCGTTGGGTATAAGATTCTTTACCAATACAGGATACAGGACGGCTAGATTCCCGCTTATCCCTCGTCCGGCCACAAGGGAGGAGATGGAGGTTATCGTTGATGAGGACGGTAACTCTGACGACCTGTCGGCTGCTTCGGTGCTGGAGAACAACCCGCAGTGCGCCGGGAACAGCCGCCGTCATCTTTGGCAGTTTAAGAATACGGCAAAGATCATAAACGACCCGTCTTGGGGATTTGATGATTTTGGAGGAGAATGCAAGAATCAGCTAGATGTCAAGCAACTCAGATATGTAGAGCAGGAATATGCCACGGTAGGAGAGACCCAATTCGTTATCAATACGATGGGGGAAGATGTTACGGTAGATGATGCTATTGATTATATCGCTGATAATATAGAGAACCTGTGTGATATCATAGAATCTAATGTAGGTATTACTGACGAGTTATGCGCTGCTATATCATTGCCAGAGGATCAAGACGGTATAAAGGCTCCCGATTTCCCTGGTGGATGTGATGATATCGAGAGGATAGAGACCAGGACTATATTGGATAAAAACTCTTTGGTGGATTCTAGGATTGATTTTACGTGTAAGCTGGCTAGTGATTACGTGGAGACCGAGCCTACCACCTTAATACAAAGTAACGCCGAGTCACAAAGGAAATTCTCTGTATTGTGTGATTTCGATAATTACTCCAGTGGAGGTAAGAATATCATAGATCTGGTTCAGGAATGGTTGGATGGTCAGGATGAGGATAAATTCCCGTCTGATATAGACTCCTCCGCCTTGGTCTTGTGTCAGGATATGTCTAATGTCCGGCAGTTATATGATGAGGGTATATGTACTAATGGGTGTTCGGTAGGTGATCCTCACGTGAATCCTACTATTAACGATGTTCAACTTCCTACATTCCAAGGGGGTAGGTCATTGGGTAAGTGCACATATTTGTATCAATATCCCGGATGGGAAGGAAAGAAGCATACGGAGACGATGCTTGATCAGTTAATGGATACGATGGAGGCTTATTTCCCCCAATATGAGAGTCAGTTTGGTATCGAGAACGCCATGTGTCTTTTTGGCGATGGTGATAATTCTAAGTTTAATACCGGTATAACTACTGACTGGGAAGGTCGTGTGTCTGTGCAGAATGATATTGACGCCAAGACCAATTGGTTCGGTAGAAGTAACTTGACTTATTTCAAGTTCTATCCACATGTATCCTCATACGCCAGATGGGTGGAGTTGGATTATGAGAAATACATAGGTGGTTTATCCGATCCTGATAACGGTATTATGTATATAGAGATGATGGGTAACTATAATTATCCGATCGGCGACTCATCATCATACAATAAGGTTCGTATAACGTTTTTCTCGGACAAGGAAGGTACCGTGGCTCCTAATCCTTTGGCTAATGATGCCAAGAAAGGTGTTATAGTGAATTACGTGGATCATAAGATATTTATGATGCCAAAGTACTTGTTCTGGAATGATGACAAGACTACTTTCCATAAGATATATGTTTGCATCGAGCCTGCGGTATGCGTGTTCTTCACCGGTTTCGCCATGAGGCAGGACATGAAGGAGCTTGCCGGATTCTATACGGCCGGCACCGCCATCTTCCCCGCCCCGTTCTGTTTTGGCATTCGGCCACTGGAGGTGAAATACGTGTCCTTCTTCACGAAAGAATTGAAATTAAGGAGATTTGTTACCTATGAGGCGAAATGTATCTCATGTGGAGATAAACCCGCTGATTGCGCTCCCAGACCATATCAGTACGGTGATTTCGGATATTGGGAGTCTGCCAATAAGTATCCGGCTAATTTTGAGTTGTATGATTCAAGCAAGATCGGGATATCATCGGGAGGATCAAAGAGGAAGGATATAATAGATTCTTTGACGAAATACTATGGGTCTCCTAAATCCGTTGGGGGTAAGTCTTATTTCACCGGTAATGGGGATAACGCTGAGTACCCCAATACGTCAACCACGTTTTGTCAGAGACCTATACGTCATTACAAGTTTCCGGATAACTCTGTCGCTCCTTTCATGGGTAATCCGTCTCAACTGACCGGTCAATATGGAGTTGACTCCTATATTTATCCTATGGGGGTGATGCTTGATGACGATATCGTTAATGAGTTTCTGGATATAGCGGTAGAGAACGGTCTTATAGATAAGGCTAGAAGAGATTCTATAATAGGATATGAGTTGTATAGGGGCGATAGGACGTTGGATAAGAGCGTTATCGGGACCGGTCTGGCTTATGATATGTTTAAGTACGATGATCCCGACGGATCGGCTAACCTTTATCCTAATTACCCTTACAACGATTTGTCTGATGATATGTATATCTATAAGGATATTAATCGTGAGAAATTTATAACGCATCCGTTTAACAGGAAGGGTAATATCTGGTATTCATTCTTAAGTCCTGATATTGCCTTTAACAAGCCTGACGCTCCCACTGAGTGCCTTGTTGATGGTTATCAATTAGGTAAATCCTCAGGTATATTCAGGGAGGTGGAGGATCACCCTAAATGGACGATATTAGGGAGTAAGGCTTATAGTATGGCAACATCATTGGCTACGGTGGAGGCTATGGCTAATTTAATATCCGCTATAGCTGAGTATACATATCAGTCGGCTTCACAGCAATATGTCGGTGGAGGTGTGTTCTTTTTAGCCAACCCTGTCGGCATAGCGCTGACGGCTATCCGTCTGGCTACAGGTATCGCCAAGGCCACAGCCCGGTCCGTGGTGGATATAGGCAAGTATAGGTATCAGTGGTTAACGGCATTGATAGATAGGGGACCTAGACGGAACTATGCTTATTACTATACTTCTGTCGCTCATTATAATTTATTTTACCAAAAAATAGGGGAGTCAGAGTTACGTGGATTGTCAACGGCTAAATATATCAAGAGCGGGTTATATCCGGTAACAGATATCTCTTCGCAAGGGGAGACCGTAGGCGGTAAGCCTATTATCATAAACAACCTCGATCGTGAGCATTCGTTGTTCATGTCATTTGGTATGGATAAGTATATGCTTGAATATCCGGAGTTGGTTTCAAATTACGATACCAGCCGTATTCAGGATGAGTGTAATATTCGTAACGATGAGGTGGCTGGTATGACGCCTCATTTTATGACACGTGAATCTTTCGTGTCCTGTCCTTATATGAGGATAAAGAAATATTCTCCGGCTCAATACGGGCAGATAGAGGATATCAGGTGGGTATCGTTAGGCGGTTGCGGGTTGATGGATGAGGATAAGCGTAAACCTGTTTTTGGAGGAGATGTGTTTATATCAAGGTTCTCGCTTAAGAGGAAGATGCCTATGTTTTACTTGACTCAGTTTGGTCAGGGAGACATGATACCATTCCCTTATTACGATTATCGAAACATCGGGTATCCCCGTTATTTCGTCAATTACGATACCGGGGAGGATTATCTTAATAAGACCGATACGGATACCGGATCGCTATACTCTTTCCCTAGCCGGAAGAGCGCTTATGAGATGGTTTGCAAGACCGGAGATATGTATCTTAGCGGTCGTTTCTTCCTATACTTCTATGGCATACCTCAGTTTCTTGTGGAGTCTGAGATCAATTGCAATTTCCGTATAGCCGGGCCTGAGCCTTACGAGGGGTTCTATCCGGAGGTAGGGGATTATATATCATGGACTCAGGAGCGTAATGTCCCTATATCAAGGGATAATGTGTTTAAGATAAGTCCTGTGTATAAGAATCGTTTTACGCTAGGCGGAAGGTCATTACCAGAGACGTATGATAGCAATTTTTGGGACTGCGCTTACCAAAGACCCAACGGCGTCATATGGAGCACCGCCGACGTGTCGGAGAACGGCATGACCGATCCTTGGCTGTCGTACAAGCCTATGGATTACCATGAGTTCAAGACCTCTTTCGGGAAACTTATAAGCATGAAAGGGATAGAGTCGGATCAGATACTGGCTCGCTTCGAGAATCAGGTAGGGTTATATAACGCCATAGACGTGTTGGCGGAGAGAATATCCCCGGAGAATAGCGAGCTAGGGACAGGTGGGCTTTTCGCCTCTCGTGGCATTGAGTATAATAATACGACGTTAGGATATTCCGGGACCCAGAGTCGGGATATGATCAGTTGCGAGTTTGGGCATTTTTGGGTCGATTTAAGGCGTGGTCAGGTGTTTAAGGTAGATTCTAATGGTAGGAATCTTACGGAGGTCACACCGGGGCTTAGAAACTGGTTTAAGGAGCATCTTCAGATGAAGATCATCCGTAGCCGGATATATAACGCTGATACGGACGCTGAGTTGTCTTATTATGATATTGATAACAAGTTTTTTGGTATAGGGTTGTCCATGGGTTGGGATAATAGGTTTAAGAGGGTTCTGATAACCAAGAAAGATTATATACCGGTAGGGAATCCGAGCGAGTACCAATTCCGTGGCGGCCGGTTCTACAGGAACGGGCAGGCGGTGGAGTTGCAGGACACCAGCCATTTCACGGACGTCTCGTTCACCGTTGGGTATAACTGCCTGAAGGGTGAGTGGAAATCATATTTATCCTACACCCCTGATTATTATATCGAGCACCAGCATTATTTCCAGTCCGGAAAGAACTACTCAAGTGAAAGTCAGGAGATAGGTTTATGGTCTCATGGTTTGACCAACCAATCGTATCAAGTATTTTATGGTAAGCTATATCCGTTTGTTATAGAGGTTCCGGTACGTGAGCAGTACGTGAATAAGATCCTCACCAACTACCAATATCGGATGGATGCCAGAAGATATCAGGATGAGGTTAATTACCAAATTCTTAGGACTACTGGATTTAATAAGGCATGGTTTTATAATGATACCAACAACAGCGGTGAGCTTCGGATGGTTATCGCCGACAAGAACGATATGAGCCAGCGGTTAAGGTATCCTGTAACCAATGACGATAGCCGTGAGATACTGGTGACGGAGGTTGATCAGAAGATAAATATAAATGACTATTTTAACGAGGTCAAAGACGATACGAACAATCTTCCGATATGGGTTAAGGATGTGAATGACATTGACCGTAAGATCGACCCCAGGGCTATCGATTATCATCGGAGGTGGCGGGATCGTCTTCGTGGCGATTGGTTCTTGGCTAGGTTCGTGAATGACATTGAGAGCCGGTTCAAGATGATAGTACGTTGGTTTAGCAACGATGAGAAAGTTTATTGAGGTGATTATATACCTTTAAATATTTGATGTTATTATGTGCCCGTTTCGTGTTTTTAGGCTTGTGATATTATGGTTATCTTTGTGAAAAACGTAATATATGTCTAAGAAGAATAAACCGGAGGAAATCCCATCGTGGATAAGGGATTTATATAAGGAGGATCTTGATCGTGTCGTAAGAGGCGAGCGTCCTATGTATTTCAGGGGTATGGATGATAGTCCTTTGAGAAACGTGTCCCCGGAGTTTGATATCCTTAGCGGAGGAGCCGCAGTTAAAGGCATGAATGGGATAAGAGGTGCGTTGTCCCCGTTGAATAATGGCATGGGTAATTATAATTTCAGTATCAGGGGTATAAATAAGAAGATCGGTGAGTTGGTTGATGAGGCGGGGCTATATTTACCTGAGAAATTAAGACCTGTATATCGGACTGTGGTGGATGCTATGTCGAGTTCCAAGGATAAGGGGTTGGGTCATATCACGCAGCCGTTGGCCAACGCCCTGTACCCAGCGGACGAGCGACGGGACCGGCGTCTGGAAGGGGAGCATCCCGTTGGTTATGTGGATGCCATAGATGGCATATGGCCTAGGAAGAAATATGGGCTATGGGGAGAAAAAATTGAGAGGAAGCAAGATGGAGGAGAAACAAGAGAGTCTGTTCTTGATAGACCTAGATTCGGGAGCAGGGTATTGGATAATTACGTAGCTTCTGCTCACCCGGTTTTGTCAATAATATATGATATCGCTAATTCAAGGTATACTGATGGCCCTACTCGCATAAATAAAGCTGCGTATTCATCAATAGATCCTATGGGGAAGAATCCGGAATGGTATGAGTATCCTGTTCATTTTATGAAGATGTTCGGGAAATATATATCTGGTGATTTTAATAACAAGTTATATGGCGATAGTGATAATGATGATTTAGGCACAAGAACTAGTGATGAGGCTTGGGCTAAATACAATAAACTCCCTTACGATGAGTCTGTATTGATAGATAATGGTGATGGTACGTATAGTATACGAAAGGAATTATCTAATAGGATGATACCTGATTCGTCTATCGTAAGGAATAGGATTGATGTGAATAGGAGTCTGTTTGATAAGGAAACTAAGGAATACAATGAAGGACTTATAAAAGCTTTAAGTGATGCCGATCCAGAGGAGTATGAGAGGATTCAGAGGGAATATAAGGATCTGAAAAGGGTAAGAGAGGGTGCCATATCAGCGGACGAGATGAATATAAAAGGGTTGAGGTCTCTTTATGATAAGGGGTATGGTGTCGTGAATGAGTATAATTATAGGGATCGTAGACTTGATAAGAACGAGACGGGTCCTCATAGTGTACTTGGTGATTATACGATATATCGTGACAAGGATATGGGCGGATACAGATATAGGGATGTATATGATTTCAATCCCGCTGTCCAGTTTCTTTTGAATGGGGATGTATTTAAGATAGATGGTAGTATTGATAAAAAGGATAGAGGAGGTTCGGTAAATACAGGGAGGGCTTATGGTTCTGGCAAGTATGTAATTGATCCTCGTAGATCAGAGGATAGTAAGATGGCTGTATATGACGAGATATGGGATTATCTGACCGACAAGAAGGGAATACCACAAACGCAAGCTATCGGTATCCTGTCGAACATCGCCGCCGAGTCCGGAGGGGACACCGAAGCCCTAGGAGCCGCCGGTGATTTTGGCATCCAACAATGGCTTGGACCGAGGAAGAAGGAGCTACAGCGCAGGTATGGGAAGAAACCGACATTGACACAGCAGTTGGATTATCTCGTGGATGAGTATCAAGGCAAGGTCCCGGGGTTAGGTTGGAATTACATCAATCAAGGAAAGTTTTTTGACAAGGACGCTCAAGGTAATGTATATAATTACTATATGTATTCTAAATCCGATTTCGATAACGCCGTCAACTACAAGGACGCTACCGTGGCATGGAATCAAGGATACGGTAGGCCTCTTGGATCGACCTTGAGAAATGAGAAGAGATTTGAGTTCGCTGATATGTTCGCTAATAGGTATGGTGTCCCGGAGAACGAGCCAATGAGATACGAGTTCGGACAGCGGGATTCGGGCACGGGGGACGGAGGTCATCAGCCCGTGCCTGAGACGGTAGCCCCCGCCGGCCCTTCTTTGGCTTCCCATCCTGCCGTGGATAGCTGGTGGGAGAAGGAAGGTCAAGACCTGTTATATAAGATGCTAGCTCAATCAGGCGCCAACAAGAAAGCTATAGAGGATATCGCTAACAACATCAAGAACGATCCCCAATCAGAGGCACAGGTAGCGGAAGCTGAGCGTATGCGTAGAGAACAGGCAAAAAGGCAGCTGGTACTTAATATGATACCGGGATTAAGTCTTAATATAAAAGGTATGAGCAGAACTCGAAATTAATACTACATTTGTGAAATCATTAAATGTTTTAGATATGAAAAGATTGTCATTTTTATATGCTATGTTATTGACGCCGTTCGCTTTGATGGCGCAAGAGGTAATCCCATCAGAAGGGACTATTACTATTGATCTGACTACCTTTACCGGTATCATGGCTTTCGTCACGATGTCAGCTACCCAGCTAGCTAAGGTAGTACCGTATATCGATACCCACAAGTGGGCTAAGATCCTATCGGCTATTGTTATTGGCATGTTGACATGTATCTTGGCGTGGTTTCTTCAGGTATCCCCATTGTTGGTAGGTAGTGAATGGTGGGAAGCTTTATTATATGGAGTGGCTGTAGGATTCAGCTCCGCTGGTTTCTATGACATGGTGAAAGCCTTAGGTTTGTTGTTCGTGAAAAGAATTTAGTACTGTTCAATAATTACAATATGTTATAAATTGAATTTCATTGTTTTATAGTTTGTAATTGTGTAATTTATTATTTATATTTGTGCGCCTATCTACTCATCACGAGCGGGTAGGCGCACTTATTAATTTAAAAGCATGATAAAAGTATGAAAAGTAATTTGATTTTGCAGTCAGAAAGTCGAGAATTGTTGGGTAGAAATATCTCTGTTATGTCCAAGGACGGGTTTGTGTGTATAACGGAAGTTATGGAGGCTTTAAATGAAAAACGCAAATCTATGGGATTAGAGTCGAGGAGACTTGATCATTTGTTCTCCACAAATGGTTTTCAGGAAAAGATGAAGGCTCTTGTTAAAGAATTGAGTATAAGCAATATATGTACTGTAAGAAATCTTACAGTACAAAAT